ATACTTCTATATTTTTATTATCAACATAGTTCAGGATAAATTTTCATCTTATTACTAAGATGTCAAGTACTCTTGGGGATATTATATTCTGTTAATAGTTTCAATCCCTACCCGTGACACTGTTTCAATTGTTACATTGAAGTTTAGCACGGTATTAGCTATTTATAATGTTTTTATATTTATTTATAAAATATTCTGTTAAAGGTAATTTATTTGAGTGTTTTTTAATAAAAACATTTTTAACTTTAAATCCAAATGTTTTATACCCTTTTTGGTAAAAATAAGCAACTGCTTGCCTTTTTATATTTAATAGACTTGCAACATCAGCGTAGTTATATTTAAAATCTTCAATCAAATCTATAATACATTGTCCATTACTTAAATTTATTTTTGTTTTATTTAACTGAGTTCTATATGCGTGTATAGTGTTCTCTCTATTTGTACACCACTCAAGATTTGATTTATTATTATTAGTTTTATTACCATCTTTATGATTTACCATAGGTAAATTATTAGGATTTGGTATAAAATATTTTGCTACTAATCTGTGAATTTTAAATAATTTTTGTATACTTTTTTTACCGTCAAAAACCCTAAGTGCTACTGCATTATAACCTAAGGTATTTTTTTGTTTCATTTCTTCTCCTGTAAAATTATTATAAACTTTCCCAGAAGAAGTAATTATATATTTATTATTAAATCCTTCTATTATCCTAGAGTCTTCTTCAGTACAATACTGTTTCCATTCTAAGTTATCTACATTATTATTTAATAAATTACCATCTTTATGTTTTATAAATCTGAATCCATTAGGATTAGAAATATATGTAGAAGCTACTAGGTAATCTACTCTGTACCATTTTGTAATTCTCTTATTACCAGTACCTAAAGAGTATAAAACTTTATAATAACCATCTACAATCAATTGTTTTAATGGTACTTTAGTATTATTTTTACTATAAATAGTACCATCTTTACAAACCATATAGTCTGTATATTCTGTCATAAATAAATTAAATTCCATATTCTATAAGAATTTTCGGATTACATTATAAATTATTTCAAAAAGCTTTCACCGTTTTTACTTGATTTTTCAGTAGTATATCACTATACTAAGCGACAAATTTATATTTATCGAAACTCATATAAGGGTTACCCATCTGTCCTGTAACAATATCTTTGTTAGTTTTATACTAACCTTGCATATAGCAAGCTCTACGTCTCCATAGAGATGAGACTATACCATCTTCCCATAAGGAAGGGTGTATTATAGTCGTTGAACCTCTCTTAGTACCACCTAAGATTTGGCTGCTGATTGTCTAATCTTCTATATTGTTTCATCTTTAAAATATTGTTTATAAAGATATGACCATTTAGAACCTCTTAAAATGCAATTTATAGTGTTCTTAGAAACATTATATACATTAGCTATATCTTGACTTTTAAGTATTCCTTTTAATTTATATATTTCTAATACTTGTTCTTCTGTCAATTTAGCTGAGGGTCTGTCCTGCCCTCTTTGCATCAAACCTGTTCTAACTGCATGATTTTGATTTTCTCTTTTAGTACACCACTCTAAATTAGTAACTGCATTATTTAATTTATTACCATCTTTATGATTTACTTGTGGAAGATTAGTATTATTGTCTATAAACTGAAGAGCTACTAATCTATGTAAGTAAAATTTCTTACTTTCCCCATTTTTACATAAAGTTACCTTTAAATAACCATCATTTGTTAGTTGTGGAACTAACTCCTTTCCATAATAGATTTGATTGCCTACTAATCTTCTTTTTGTAAAAATTCTACCAAAATCACTGATTTGATACGATTCTTCATATCCTTTCAAATCTTCAAAAACTTCTCTCATATCTTTGGATTATTAATTTGGTACAAAGATATGGATTTTATTTTAAATATGCAATAGAAGCTCTAAAGAGTTTCCAGCAATTTAACACCTTTTCACTATTAGATTGCTCTAATATGCCGCTTACAGCTTTAAGCTATATTCCTTGTAACTTGTCGATTATCAAGGAGTAACGGATTTCTCAAGCCCCACTGGTAGCTTCTCATTTCATTATCACCCTTAATCTTACACTTGTAGATATTAGGTTCTTCCTTAGATCCAATGTACATAATGTCATATCTATAAGACATTGCAACACCACCCTTAGGATGTAGAATTTTATTTCTTACTACATCATCATAGAAAGGATCTACTTCAATCTTAACCTTAACTCCATTAGGAGCCATATATTCAGTAAACTGGAATCCTGCTGTAAGAGCATTTGAGTGTAGATTAGAAGATGCTTTCTGCACAGCCTTAACTGAGCTATTATCTAGAATAAACTGAGTCCATCCTGATACTTCATTTAGTACAGCCTTATGGAACTGCATAGCTCCATATTCACCAGTTTTGATAATGAAATAACGATCTCCAAATTCTAATTTAGAAGTAGAAAGAGAAAGTAATGCTTCTTCTAATAACTTCAAAGAAAAGTCATTATAGAATGAAGTGTTAGCTACTTCAAGCTGCTCAAATACATTTTGTTATCACCTAGGCTCTTTATCCTAGATTTCTATATGTTACCATATAGTTCGGACTATATATTCTTCAGATACCACCTGAAGCAAAACTCTCGTGGGGCACTTAATTAAGTGTTGAAAGATTTCTTTTCAAATTTTTAGTCTCTTTAAAGGTTCTGAGTTTAATATTATTTCTTTTTAAAATTCTTCTCACACAAGATTTATTTATATTAAACTTTTTACCTATATCTAAAGTGCTATATCCTGTATTATATAATTCTATGATTTTTAATTCAATATCTTTGTCTGTCCTTTGTTTATTTATTCCATAGAGTATATTATACTTTTGTAGTATAGCAGCTATTTTAGGAGGTCCTACATGAAGATCTTTAGCTATAGAACAGCTAGTTTGTCCATTATAAAATCTTTTAATAATATCTTCTTCATCTAATTCTCTAGTGGTTCTAGTTACATTACCTCCAATAGACATATTATAACCAAATTTAGCATCAGTAGAATTAAAAAATTCTATCCAGTATTTTTCTCTTTTATTTAATTCTTCTACTAGACATTCTTCTAATAACTCTACATAGAAATTATGTTTCCCGTACTTTCTTATTGCTTTCCCTATTATATAATCTAAACCTCTTTTAGCTGCAGATAAATGATTTTGAAACCTAAGTTTTATACTTACTGTAGTCTGACCTACATAAACTTTATCATTCACTTTATTTCTAATTATATAAATTCTTCCGTATTTAGTCATAATATAAAGAGTTTCAATCCCTAGTCTCTACACTACTTAAAAATCTTTAGTTTTTAAGTTAGCTCGGTATTATCCTTAAAAAGGACTTCCACCGATTTAGTTTTGTTAATTTTTATTTCTTGACAGCCTTTTAAGCTGCTAGCTGGCCTATTAGAGCAATTATTAAACCAGCACCTGTAGTAATAGCATTACCTGACTTACCAATGTTCAAATATTCACCATTAGCATTTCTATTTGAACGACCAAACATAAGAGCATTATTCTTATATTCTCTAAACTGACATTCTACTTCAAAGTCTACCATGTGCATCCACATAGGATCTACAGACTTTACAGGTTTACCACCATCATCTTTTAGCAATGGAATACCTACTGCAAGTTTCTTACCTAGCATATTACCAGGGACTTTATGCTGGATTCTCACCTGAGACCATTCATTTCTCATAGCTACAGGAGATGCAAATCTTACATCACCAACCTTACGAGACATAGTCTTTTCTACAAAAGCAGCTTCTACTGAGAATCTTTCACCAGCTAAAAGCCTTTCTGCAGGTACACCCAAAGTATTACCACCTGCTAGTTCTACTGTATATACAAAATTAGTTCCTTCTGCTCTAGCATCACCTAGGATTCTAAACTGATAAATTTCATTCAGATTACCAACGATATATTCCAAATATGTTACCCTTAGGGCTCTTTATCCCTAAGTTCTTACATTTTACCATCATGTAAGTTCGGAGTACATTTTCATCCTATATTCAAACTTTATAGGAGTCGGACACTCTTGGATATATTATACATTACGAATACCATTTATTAATTGGGATAAATAACTTTTAGAAATCTTCCATTTATTTACAATTTCTTTTCTACTTACCCTGCATTATAATCTGTTAGGATTTCTTCTCTTTCTTTTTTAGAGTACTTATAAGATCTTGTATTCCTAACCTCTACATTATAATATGTTAATATGTGTTTGATGGTATGTTTATCTACATTATAATTATCAGCAATACGTCTTAAAGACAGTCCAGAATTATATAATTCTATAACTTCTACATGTTTTTCTTCAGATATTTTTCTAAAAGAAGGCTGAGAACCATCTTGACCTCCTTCAGTATGATTATATCCTGAATTGTAACTATCATACTTTTTTATATAATATTTTTCTCTTTCATTTAAATCACATTGATCACATTCTTCTAAAACTTCAGTAGTAAAGTTTTCTTTTCCATATTTAAGAATAGCTCTCTTAATATGCATATTTAATTCATTTTTAGAAAGCCCACTCTTACCACAATGTCTATACCAACGATCTTTAAGCTTTTGTATTGTCTGTCCAATATAAACTTTGCCATTTATGTTGTTCTTAATAATATAAATAATACCTTTCATAATTTCAATATCTACTCTCTACGATGTTTGTATTGCAAATATACAAATTATCTCGGTATTATCCAAATTTAGGAGGACTTCACCGATATTGCCCAATTTTCTAGCTTAATATTACTATTAAGCAACGGCAAATACTTTACCGTCCGCAAACCAATCCTCACCGAAAACTAGCTTAAATGGAGCAGTGTTAGCTCCTACATTACCTGAATCAATAGTTACTACTTCACCATTTTCATCCCTAGCCTCTACCAAAGGAATATTACGTCTAGAAGTACCAATAATATCCCAATAGTATTCAGAGTCATCATTAAATTCCTTTACTGGAAACTGACTCAAAAAAGTATCTAGAGTCTTACCTCTATGTAGTGCTAGTAACTGCACCATTAATTCTGAAGCTTTCTGTGGAGCCATCTGGAATACTGAACCCAGATGGTTATCTTTAGTCAGACCCTTCCAATGATTAAATGAAAGCATCTGAAACTTTCCTAAATTTCCTGCCATATATATAATATTAAAAATTACAAGTCTAATTTAATACCCTTACCTATGTAAGAGTCTTTATCTACACCAGTAACCATCTTTAAAGCCCCTGAAGACTTCATTGTGTTTGACAGGGTTTTTTCTAAATCTTTAAGTTTACTTTTTACTTGCTTATTAACTGAACCTTTTAGAATATTGTTCAAGTCTTTAAATCCATTAGTTAAGGTAAACACTACACTTACATTCTTTAAGAATTCTTCTCTATTCTCTCTTTCATATTTCTGAATAGCTGTAAGTAATTGACCATTTTCATCCTTATAAACAGGCTTACTAAGATTATCAAAAACCTTTTGTCTCACAGAAGCATTCAATTCTAGATCTCCAAAGAGTTTAGGATTTTCAATAATACTCTTTCTAAACTGCTCAGTTTTTTTATCTCTTTCTTTCCTTTCTTCTTCAAGCATTTTCTTATTGTCATTGACTAAATCATTATACTTGGAATTGAAGAAATCTTTAATAGACGATAAAGCCTCTTTAGCATCATCTATGTCAGAACCAGCATTTAGAGATTTCTGAACTTCTCTTTTAGCTCTTTCATCTGAGTAACCCCTATTAATGAAGTCTTGATAGATAAGTTGCTTTCTCAACTTTTCTCCATTATCACTTTCTTCATCAATAGCTTCATTAGAAATACTGTCAAGATAGTTTAAGGTATTTTCATACTTTTGAATATCTGTAGGTTCTACACCCACAGAAAGAGCCTCATCAATTCTTCTTTGTCTTTCTGAAATACCCTGCTTAATCTGTTCCTCTACAATCCTTTTAAAATCTTCAGGAGTAGTTACATTAGCTATCTCCTCATCATTAAGGTCAGGAAAGATCCCTTCATCTTTTAAAGCATTGGTAATGGAAGAGTAAAAATTGGGAGAAGAATCCATGCTTTCAGAATCAGGATCTTCCTCACCAAAAGTATCTTCTTCCTCTTCTTCTAACTCGTAGAAGTCTTTATCTTGACTTTCCTCTGCTTCTTCAGATGTATCAGCAGTTTCTTCTTGAGTATTATTTTCCTCTGGTTTTGTTTCTTCATTCTGAGGTTCTGAAGTATCTTCATAGTTAGTAAAAAGATTTTCTACTTCAGACTCAGACATTATATTGTCTAAACTTAATTCTTCCATTTTCTCCCTATATTTTATTATAGTACAAAATTATTATAAAGAAAAAACATAGTCAATATAATAAAACTTTTATTAATAAATATATAACATAACACTATAATTAAAGGGTAGAAATTTCTTTCTACCCTTTAATTTAATCCATAAAATATTTTAATACCTTTTTACCTTCAGTGTAGTCCTCATCTTTAAACCAGAATATCATAGCACTTTCTATTACTTTCTGATCTATATTATCTCCAAACCATGCTCTATATAAACAAGAGTAATCATGATACTGAGCATTAATAGCTACATATATTTCAGGTACAGTAGTATTATGTGGAAGTACCCCATGGTATCTGTTATAAAGTTCTTTAGCTTTATGCATACTGAACTTCTCACCTTTCATTATTTTATGTCCTTCTTTGTGATGCATAGATTCTACTAAAGATATAGCTGTAGATTCATTTAATACTTCACTTTTAGAAGAAGGTACTTCATTCCCTGCTAAGAGTTTCATTAATAATTCTTCCATACTTAATTATTTTTAGTTAATGTTTCTTTTAATAATGTTAAGTCACTAGAGTCTAGTATCAGCTTTTTATCAGTCATAGGTATTTGCATTTTTACACAACCTTCTCCTATTTCTAAATTACCTAGTGAAGGAACTTCTATTTTAAATAATTTTCCATTTATTGAGTTTTCAATCATATCATCTAAAATACCTTCTATATCAATATTACCTTGAGCATCTGCTAATAATTCTAGTTTTCCTAAATTCTTGTCTAGTTGATTTTCAACAACTCTTACTATTATAGGCTTAGTAAGATTAAATACAGGATTAGAGGATGCTAATTTGCTTAACTCTATATTAATGTATTTTATTAAGTTAGGCTTCAAGTTCTTTATGTTTATCATAAGTTAGTGTGTTTTAGAAATTCTTCATAAGTTATACTAGGATTATTTTTACTGAATTCTTTAAATTTCTTGAAAGATTCTATTTCTTTATCTTGCTCTTTAATTATTTTATTCTTTAATTTCTTTATAGTTTCTAATTGTATATTTAATAGCTCTTTTCCTTCCTGGCTATTTTCTATTTTTTCCTTTACTAAATTTAAAAGTTCTCTCTGTACTATTACTTGTATTTTACCATAAACAGATAAATACTCAGAATCTTCATATAATTTTACTTGTTGACTTTCAGACATACTTGATATTTCTGTATCTATATTATCCCATATTAATCTCTTCTGATTGTTTTTCTGTAAATTATTCAATTTATTTTTATATTCTTCTAGTTTTCTTATCTGAAAGTCTAAATCCTCAACATTGGTAAAAGGCTGTTCATTGCCTAAAAATACCTGATTAATTGGATACATAACTCTAGTGACTTAAAAGGTTAGAATAATGAGCGTCCTGTATTACAGCAACCACATAGAGGGTTAAAAGGAGTTCTAGCTACTGAAGTAGTACCTACAGTAATGTCAGCAACTGATACTGGATAGAAATTACTATTCAAGTAATTTACTATTTTATTATCAGCACAGCACCTTCTTTCAGCTTCAAGCTTAATAGCATCTTCTGCAGACTTAGCATTATAGCCAATCATCATTTCCAACACTTTATTCTTCCAAGGTTCTACTGCATGGTCTATAGCCTGATTCTTTTCTAATTCAGCAATTCTGCTAAGAATTGCATCATCAGAATCTCTTTGAGACTTATAAAGAGCAAAAGCTTCTTTATTCTGTCTGTCTGCTAAGAAATCAAAACCATCTCTCTGAGACTTGTAAAGACCAAACATTTCCTTAGTAATATTATCTCTGTCTGAAAATCTTTCATTCTGAGATAAAATAGCTAAGTCATAGATAGACTTCTGCAATGCTGAATCTTCTTTATACATCTTTTCAGTATCATTACCTCCAAGCCCAAAAAGATTAAATCCATTTTTATCCAGAAGGCTTAATGCTAAACCTCCAATGCCAATACCTAATGCAGTACCAGCTATTCCCTTTGAAGCATACTCTTTAGGAGTTTCCTTTACTTTTTCAATTATTTCCATATTATTTAAAATTAATAGTTAATTATGACACTACAAAATTAAGAACAAATAAATAAGAAATGCAATCTTACTTAAGCTCACATTAACTAATTGGAAATAACCAAATTAAATTAGTAACATATTAAAATAAAAAGGGAGACTTTAAGTCTCCCTTTTTTATTATTCTATCTCTATAGAAATATTTTCTCCTAAAGTTTTAGCATGAAACATCTTAGTCATTATCTTCTGAAAGCATTTAGAAGAATCTGTAAGTCCTCCTTTAATAGTATTATACCCTACTAAAATACATCCTAAAGAGTCTTTAGCAGTATTTCCTACATGGATAAGAACTCCTTCAAAACCTTTAACATTAATAAGTCTAGGCAGTTTACCACTATAAGGCTTAGCCCAAGATCTATCTTTAAATTTAGGACTTACCACAGATAAAGTAATATTATACTTCCCTGTAGGAATAGCAGTCTCCCCATAAACTTTTTTAGAATAAATTTCAGATTCTACCATAGAATCCTTTAACCCTCTGTCTGTGTCTTCAAGAGTATTGCATATATACTCTCCATTAATAAATAATTTACCAATAGTATAATTATTCTTCTTCCACAGTCTCTGAACTTTTATTTCCATTTATTTTAAAATTATTGTTTCTCAATTCACAAGTCATATTTAAACATATTTGAGCCATGAAGTTAATCATTTGATTCTTTAGCTCTTTAACTTCTTTCTCAAGTTTTTCATTTTTTATCTCTAACTCATTATTCATCTTTAATATTTCATCAAGCCTTGCTTTAGTGTCATCACATATTGATTTATAGAATTCAAGACTTTTTGACATATTTTCTATAAGAGTATTATCAACTTCTGAATTATACTTTTTTCTTGCCAGTATCCAAGAAACAATACTACCTATACTAGTAGTACAAATAGAAATAATAGCTGCTGTTATTGAATCGATCATAATTTAAACACTTTATATATTTTATATAAACTAAATAAAATAAAAATAATTCCTAAACACATTAAAACGATTTGCCATTTTTTTAATATATTAGTAGTTTCAGTTACTATTACTTCCTTTACAACAGGTATACTGTCATGAATAAAAGCAGTGTCACATAAATACTTAGTTTTGTAGATTACTTTATACTTTTCTAAAAATACAGTATCTCCTTTTTCTTTTTGGAAAATACTATCCCTGACTACTAAAGTATCTTTTTCCACCTTATTTATATACTCTGTTTTTACTTTTTCAACAGGTACATATTTAACAGTACTGCAACTACATAATATTAATGCAATAATAAATAATAATATACTATACTTTTTCACTTTTCCTCCTTTTTTTAAAATCATTGATATCTTTCATAGTCCAGGATAGTTCTTTAAATCCTGCTGTTGATTTCCCTTTAGGGAGTTTCCCTTCTGCAACATACTTATCAAAAGTAGCCCTGCTGATACCTAATTCATTACATGCTTTATACTTACTTACTCTAGTAGACATATCATAGTAATCTTTAGCAGATTCTAATATCTTTAGAGCAGTTTCTTCATTTATATTAGAATTTCCTGCATCTAAATTGTCTACCCATTTTAATAATAATTCCTTTATTGCTTTGTTCCAATCCATTTTAATATAATTTATACTTTATACAATGTAAACATGACCACAATAATAATATAATCCCAGTTAAAAACAAAATATTAGAAAGAATTAAATTTCTGTCATGAAAGAAATAAATAAATGTGTCATAAATAACTATTCCTTTTTGAATAATACAAAATTTAAAAACTTTAACTAAACTTAAAAATAAAATACAAGTAAATATGGACATATCAGCTACCCACCTTAACACATATAGCTTGGTGCCATAAAAAGAAAGTAAAAGATACACCAGTTGAAAAATAAGCATAACAATAGGCATATATTTCATTAGTATCATTAGATACTTATAATGAGAAACTCTTAAAGGGTCTTTCATAAATATAATAATTAAAATTAATAATAAAAAATTAAAGTAAGGGGAGAAAAATCTCCCCTTTATTATAATGATGTTACCCCCGAAACAACACTTCTAGATTCAGAGGTGTGTATTTCAAAATCTGTTTCTGGAGTAAGAGGCTGTAAGGTGTAAAAATATGTATAACCATAATAAGACCCTTCATCATATATAACTAAACTTCTGTCACTGTTAAGTATATATTTAGGATACATAGTAGAACCACTGCTACCTACTTTTATAATGTTAAGATTAACATTATTTTGTCCTGAAGAATTATTTACCCAAATGATATATTCTTCTACTCCACTCACAGCAGGCCCCCAGCTCAATGTAAAAATAGTAAGTCTAACTCCTCCTTTTTTATATAATGTAAACATCTTTCTATGAGTATAGGAGCTGCCACTTCCCTCTGCAGGAATTTTGTATTCTTTTGACTGATAGGTCCCTAATACATTAAGGCTATTACTATGTCCTGCTAGTCGGTAAAATTTAAGATTATTAGCCGTTATTATTACCCCATCTGTTCCACCTGATATAGTATTGTTATAATACCTTCCACCATCTTCTAAATCCCCTTCAGGTCTTGGACCACTATCAAGTTCTATTTCAGTTCTTACTCTCATTTCTCTAAAATACCCCTTGAAGAACATAGAGTCAGCACCTCCTATCTTACCATAACCATCCTCATCAGGGTAAATAACCATATCTTTTTTATCTCCTACCCAAAATTGTATAGGTACACCATACATTAGAATTTCTCCTGTTACCTCACCTCCTGCTAAAGGTAAGTATTTTGCTAATTCTGTTTTAGGAGCATAGTGAGATGTGATAGTATTACCACTGCCATCTTTAACAGCTAACATATTATTACTCTGTGCTACCTTAGTTCCTCCACTTGATGGTATAGATGCTACATATGTATTCCCAGATGAAGAAATAAAATCTCTATCTACATCATTCAAAACAGACCATGCCCAAGATGTATATTGTTGTAATACGCAATCCAAATAAAGAATTAAGTGAGTAGATGTTAATTCTCCTACTAAAACCTCATTGTAATTTTCTCTAGAAGCCATTACACAGCATATTCTGGCATGAACACTACTTGCACTTGCTCCAGTAGTCAATACAACATTAAAAATATAACAGTCCCCTATATTAGTATTATGTTGACCTTTGATAAGAACTGAAAACCCTTTGTCAGAATAAGCAGTAGTTGGAACCGTAATCCTACCCATTTCTACATATCTAGAATTATTGTTACGAGATCTCTGACCTCCTCTTAATCCATCTGCCCCAGATACTGTACTTTGTACAGTAGCAACATTAACTCCCTTCCATGTAAATTTAGACGGAGTTACATCTAAAGCAGTGTCAGCATATTGACCTACACGAAAATTTCCATCTGTTCTTACTAATCCTGTTCCGAAAAAAATTCCATTAGCAAAAGTCTTCTCATCATTTATCCTCAACCAGCTATCATTTATATTCCTGAATGCCTTAGTCCCACCTATATATACTTCACCTCCTAAGTATTTGAGGTTAGAGTTAATGGCAGTACTACCATATAATCCATTCCAATAAGCTAGGGTATTGGATGAGATAGGTACTTTATCAGCAGCAATTGAAGTCCAATTCAATGATCCTAGTACAGTATTGTTCTTCAGGTCGCTCCACTTCATGTAGTTAGCTAGTTCTGTACTTAATCCTGTAATATTACTAATAGGTATACTATTGCACATTTTAGGATTGAGAAGAACTCCGCTGTAATAAGGTATAGATGTTGTACGTACATTGTGTCTTATATCTATTTTATCTGTATCTCCATGCACACAAATGTTAAAGGCTTCTTGAGTGGAAATATCTGAAACATTAACCCAAAAATAGAGCATACCATCTTTAGTGGCAGTAGGATAAACAATTTCTCCTATAATAGCATTATTTATATTATCAGAAGCATAAACACATCCTATCTGACCTGCAACAGAATTATTAACAAGGCGAAATACTATATTATATATACTTAGTCTTGAGTTACAGTCAGAGCCAGATCCGCTATAAGCCCCATGTACTTCAACAGTGAGACTAAAAGTGGAATTAATATTATAATCTAGCCCTACAGCACCTAGCATAACATAATTTATACTTGAACTGTCCTTACCTATTCTAATACCCTTTATTCCTTTATCAGCATAAGTGGCTAAATCAGCCTTACGGGCTACCATCTTACCAGAAGATAAAATCTCCACATTATTAGCATCAGACTTTACAATACCTGCAGTACTTTCATTACCTATTCCATAAGTAGTATTTTCATCTGTCAATTCAATAGTAGTATTACTTGACTGATTAACTGTGAATGAGCCTTTAGATACTCCTTTCTGTTTAATAGTAATAGTACCCCCACCTACCGTAGGAATAGTAGGTCTATTAGTTAAATCATTATAGCTTCCTGTAAATGCTACAGTCTTTAAGTCACTAAGCCACTTAGCTATCTTACCAAACAATGTAGGTACAGTATCTGTACTATTTAATTCAGTTCTTGAAGAAGCTTTAGTAAAATTAGTGACATTATAAGCAAAATCTTTAATAGCTTTCCATACAGTAGAAGCTGAAGGATATTGATTATCTGTACTAGTAGAACTAATGGTAAATGTTTTATTGTCTGTAGTTTCAGCCTTATCTATCTTCTCTTTATAAGAATCTTTTAGTTTAAATTTATAAGTGCCATTATTATTAATTAGTTCTATAGTAGTATCATCTCCACTATAAGTAGCATTTACTAAGTCTTTTACATCAATTCTAATTTCATTACCATTTTCTATTTCAAATACTAATTCTTGAGTATCAGCATCATAGTTACCGCTCTTTACAAACTTTTCTACAGGAAGATAGAATCCTTTAACAGAGCCATCTTTCATTGTAAATGTAAAGTAACCAGTGGCAACAGCATATTCTATATTAACAATAGAAGAAGCAACATCGTTATAAGTCTGATACTTATTATCATTAGTTAACTCACTTACTTTAGTAGGAATTACTATATCGACTGTCTTATTAGAATCTGGAATTAAAGTAACACCATTACGTTTAATAGTATTAATGATATTAACTTCTGCACCATTAGCAATACCTGAAAGTTTATTCTTTTCAGTAGTAGTATAATCATTAGTAGATAATCCTTTACCAGTAATTTTTTCTACTTTACTATTTAATCTAGTGGTAAGATTTGCAATATTATCTATACTATGATTATGGCTATTATCATTAACTTGAACTACTCCTGCAGAATCAATGGTAATATCACCTCCTGACTTTATACCTCCTAGATTATTACTACCAGCAACAGGTAATTTGTAGTTATTAGCACCTTCTTCTATGTTATTTAGTTTGGTTTTCTCTGCTGTGGTGTAGTCATTTGTTGACAGGCCTTTACCTTCAACTTTGTCTACTTTTGCCTTTAAAGCATTCTCAGTTTCATCTTTTTTAGCATAAGTAGTGCTAATATTATTACCTTCAGAGTCATAAGTAGATTTTTCAGAATTTATTACTTTTACTGCTCCTGTACTATCTACTTCAATATCATCACCACTAAGAATTAAACCTGCTTCTTCTTCTGTAGCAATGCCAGGCAAATCTGTTTGTTTTACATATTCAGTAGCAACTTTATCTAAAGTAATTTTATCATCACTGCTCATTAACCCAGAAGAAGTATAAGTTGCTTTATCCTGTGTAGCAAAGTTTCTACTAGGTATTTTCATTATAGCTCCGTCATCTCCTAACCCTAATACATAATCAGAAGTACCTTCATGAAGTCTCTTTAGAAATACTTGATTGAAACTAGCATCTGTATATACTGAAGCTGTTGAATCAGGATGTATATAAATCTTACCATCAGTAGCTATCTGAGCTGTACCCCCAGACCTATAAACATAGAATCTAGGAAGAGAATGAACTGAAGGATCAAATGTATTTATAGGATACATATTAATAAAAGTGAAGGAAGCAATACCTCCAAAAGAGTTTATCTGAATATCTATCAGACTATTAGGATAATAAGACTTTATACTTTCAGGTTCATTATATTGAAAACTTATAGTACATCCTTCAAATACCATATTTATATGATATCCATTTACTGAAGATTCTTCTGTATTATTTATATGTATGAACTTCTGATGGGATACTCCTCCTACATTAAATGTACAATTATAAAAAGTACATCTTAATCCAGGACATCCTAATTCAAATAAATATCTAGAAAATTGTTTAGGAGTTGCTGTAGTACTTCCTGAATTTTTACAAAATAATATATTCCTAACTGACCTTAATTTAGAAAAGCCTAAAGATACTTCAACATCTGGAGCTGCACTAGCTGAAGTATTACTTACATTAAAATAAGGAGTACCTATACCTTCAATATCTGAGTTACCTAAGATATTCTTCATATCAAACACTTTCCTATTAGCATCATAATAGCCATTATTAGCATTCATAGCTACTGGAGTATTAAAGTCAATATTTCCAGCAATTAATAGTTTAGCCCTGTGTGTCTGGCCTCCTTTTTCTTTAATAGAATCCAGAGCTGCTATAAATTCTGTAATGTTACTTATTACATAAGTATCTACACTATCTCCTGCAGCATTAATGTCATAGCCTTCTTTTGTCTTTTCTATACTAATAGAACCTGATGTACTACTAAGCACCATTTCTTTAGCACTCTTTAAATCATAAGAATTAGATTCATAGTCATAATCTATACTTACACTATTATCAGAACTTGTAAATTTAGGAAGAATATCTAAATAATTTTCTAAAGGTATTGCACCAGACAAAGAAGAATATCCATTTAAAAAGTAAGGTCTAGAAGTGCCATCATCAAATACTACTTTTCTAGGATTTACTCTTTTACCATTAATAATAAGACTAGATATATAAATCCTCATAGTAAGAGGATTTTCTTCAGTTGCAGGGAAACATTGAGGATCTAACCATAATCTAAAGAATACTTCACTCTTTATTGTATCAGCAGTATTACCATTAGTCTGATAATAAATTTGAGGCTGTATCTTAGAATACATATAATTTAAATACTCAGCTTCATACAATTCTCCCCCCTGTGGATATAAATCAGAACTTTTAACTATGTGAGTACTACCACTAACATATTGTTCTCCAGCTCTTATTCTTCTAGTAGTTAATCTAGAAGCAAATGTAACTCCAAACCAAGGAGCATTAATAGAATCAGTAACATGCTCTACTCCCCACTCTATATCTACAGTTTGTGCTTTAGTTCCTTTATCTAAGAAAGGTAAATAAAATAAAGTATGACACCAAGAATGGTCAGAAGTACCTAAAGTTTCTCCCACTACAGATATTTCTGTAGATGCTGAACTGTATTCTACTGTGGTTCTTCCTATCTCATCAGCAGTAACTTCTAAAGTCTCAGAAGCAATCATAGCAGGCTTTAAAGTAGCAAACCATTCACCATTACTTTCGGGGACATATAAGGATAATACATCACCTGTATATATTTTATTAGAGTATTCATATACTGCATCTATACCATTATTAGATAATATAAATCCTTCAGCATTACCTTTAAAAGTAAAGTCTATGATAGTATTAGGAGATACACTATCTATAGAACTAGATGTAAATTTAAATCCTTCAGGTAAAGAAGCACTATCTTTTGTCTTAACTATAAACTCCGTATTTTCTGAAATATCAAAAGAAACATTCTTACTAGATAA